ATGCTCGCCTATAAATCCCAAGCGCTTCAATGCGCCCATGACGCGCCCAGCAGTGGACTTCGATACCATCAGCGGATCTTCCAGCTGGCGAGCCGTGTGCCACTTCTGGTCAAGGATCTTCAACACTTCGATGGCCGTGATCTGGGTGCCGTCGGTGCGCTTGGCCAGCTGCGAATGGATCATGTCGCCAGCCACGTCCAGCACCGCGGAGGTCACCGGGTTGCCGTCTTCATCCAACAAACCGGGCAGCTCGACGCCCTTTAACTTCAGCATCATCTCGGGCGGAATCTCGGCGTCTTTCATCTTTGTAAAGCGCACCCGGACCAGGCCCGAGTCATCCCGCGAGACTTCGCACTCCGCGTCCACCGCGGCTTTTAATGCCGAGGATCCGCGCGCCCGCTCCATGTTGTGCCCGGCGTGATGGACGGTCGCCACGCAGCAGCCAAACGGCCGGCGCAGCCATTTGTCCAGGTGGGAGATGAAGACCGACATGTCTTCAGTGGAGTTTTCGTCGCCGGCGCCAAAGTTACGGGCCAAGGTATCGATGCAAATGAAGGCCGGTGCCTGACCACTGGCGTCGCACGTGCGTGCGATCTGCTCATACACCGCGCGGATGCTGTCCTCATCAAGCGCCGCCATGGCGCCGCCCGACTTAAACAGTGTCCCTGGGACAATCGGGACACCGTGGGACACTTCCCAGGCTTTGAATCGCCTGGCCAGACCGTTGTGGCCTTCGCCGGCGATATAGAACACCGGCCCCTGCTTGACCTGGCGCTCAAAGAACGCGTTGCCGGTGGCAATTGCGCAAGCAATGTCGACTGCAAAAAAAGATTTGCCGCCGCCCGGTTGCCCGTAGATCAGCGCCAGGGAATCCGCCTCAAACGCATCGCGCACCAGCCAGTCAATGGGCTTAATGTCAGCGATCAAATCTGACACATCAAAAAATGGGAAGTTGCCGGGATTGTCGTTACTGGATTGATCTACATCAAACGCATCGACTGTATTGTTGACAATGTCATCAACAGTAGCGCCCGCTTCGATCCAGTCGGCCAAGTCTTTACCTGACGTAGGATTGACGACTCTGACGCTGCGCGCCTTGTCCCGCAGGGTACTAATTACCCATTCAGCGTGACGCCGGCCAGGCTCGTCCTGGTCCGGCACGACCACGACATCTGCGCCCCGCAAAAGTTCCCCGAACTCCGGCAGCCACTTGTTGCCGGACCCGTTGTCCGCATCCATCGCATTGCAGGTCGCAACCAGACCCAAGGACCGCGCTACCTCAACGTCCTTCTCGCCCTCGCAGACATAAACCGTTTTGCCCTCTGCGATGGCGGCAAGAACTTCGGGCAGCCGATATAGCACCCGGCGCACACCCTTGATTGACCAGGTCCACCCGCTGCCATTGATTGGTGCGCGCTGCCTAAAATCCTTCGGCACATACCTCAGTGCCTGGTAGAGCAGCTGGCCATGCTCGTCGGTGTAGCTGTACTCGGCAATGACCTGGCCTTTTCCTTGCCCCAGATTGATTTGCACCGGTAATGGATCCGGTGAAATGACTGTTTTAGGTGTGTTCCAAAGACCGCGCGCCTTGAGTTCTGCCACCACGTCCGCCTGTGCGCAGCCTGCATGACAGTGGACTAGAAGCTTGCCGTTGGACTCTTCTTTGATAGATAGCGACGCGCGCTGGTCTTCGTGCGCTGGACAGCGGCACGACCAGTTGTCGCCAGATTTTGATGCGCCGCCTAGATGGCGTGCTATAGATTCCGAAGTTAACTGCATCCCCGTCCCATTGTTGTTTTTTTTGCCCTGTCCTTAAAGATGCCAGCGCCGATATTCGGGACAGGGGAGTCGATGAAACCCTCGTTAGCTAGACAAGGGCATCGGCGCTGGCGGTTAGATTATCGCACCGTGTTGGGTTATCCTCATCAACTAGGCCGAGGCAATCCGGCCAGCGTTTGTGCGTCCAGCACCACACCACGCTTGGCCGCTTGCGCAATCAAGCTGCCCCAATGTCGCTGCGGAATCCGGCCACCCGTACCACCTAATGGCGCCGGCGTACACCAGCGAGACACCGCTGACGGACTCACGCCCACCAATCGCGCCACTGCCCGACAACCGCCCAATCGCATCACCACCGACATTGCGGGCTGCGCATCGTGTTTTGTTTTACTCATCGCTTATCTCAAAAAAAACCAACACTTACAGATTCAATAAAATCCTTCGCCCCTTCAATACTTTGTTGCCCACAAGAATGATTATAACTGCCGTTGACTCCATGTTGCGTTTGCCTCAATATCTAGAGCCCAATCCCGATATAAGCTCAATGGGCAATTCCTCCGCCGTTAACAAAGCCTGGTTCCAAGAACAGCTCGCGCGCATTGGTCTATCGCAGCGCCAGCTCGCCAAGCGCATTGACTTGGACCCTGCAGCCATCAGTTACATGTTCGCTGGCAAGCGAGCCATGTCTATGGACGAAGCCAAGGCCATTGCCGGTCAATTGCTCTTACCTGTCACCGAAGTCATGCGCCAGGCCGGCATCGAGGTCTTGGACGACGTGCGCAAAGTGCCGATTGCCGGCTACATCGGCCCAGGATCGATCGTCACCCTGCTGCCCAAAGGCACCCACGACACCGCCATCGCCCCGCCCGACGTGCCCTCGGGCTCGTTTGCCATCCAGGTGCGCATGGTCCAAACCACCTTCGACGGCTGGTTATACTTCGTCTCAGGCGTACAAGAGCCCCCAGACCAATCCATGGACCGACTCTGCTTGGTCGCCGTGGAAGACGGCCGGCTGCTGCAAGGCATCGTGCGCCGCGGCTACAAGCGCGAGCTCTACAACCTGGTGCTCTCACCTGATAGCGGCCCGGTACTGGAAAACCAGAAGATTGCCTGGGCCGCACGGGTCCTGTGGATTCAGCCGCTGTAACATATTGATAATTGGTGAATATTTTTCACGTATTGTTTTCGTTTGAGTGTTGAGATTTCCTCAACATTGGGGCAGAATCTCAATCACTGGCACTGCGCCAGCAACTGAAACCAACTGGAGAACTGAACATGCTCGAACTCATTCACCACGACGGCGACATCTGGGCTGTTATCGGCCACGGCGTTGTCCGCGACGACGGCTTGCAGTACTGCCACCTCGCCAGCACCACCCGCTTCGTTCAACAGCGCAATGGCCAGCGCGCCGTACAGATCGCCGACTGGATCAATCCATCAGACATCGAGCTTGAATTTGCTAACTAACAGGAGAACTGACCATGTCACTCGCACTCGCAACCCAAACCACCACCACCATCGAAGAGCTGGTCGATCAATTCATCGGCGCCAAGGCAGCTGAAGCTGCTGCGACCAAGCGCCGCGTTGCCATCGAGGAGCAGATGATCGCGCTGCTTGGCAAGCGCGACGAAGGCGCTGAGACGCACGAGCTCGCCAACGGATTCAAGCTCACCATCACCGGCAAGCAAACCTACACCGCCGACATGGCTGCGCTGCAAGACATTTGCGCGAAGCTCCCGCAAGAATTCCGCCCCATCAAAACCAAGGTCGAGCTCGATCAGACCGGCGCCAAGTACCTGCGCGCCAACGAGCCGGCCATCTGGGCTAAGCTCGCCAAGGCGATTACCGTCAAGCCAGCCAAAACCAGCGTCGAGGTGAAAGCATGAGCGCGCACACACCGGGACCCTGGAAGGTCCGCGAGGACTACGCCGGAGCAATGTCTGTAGTGTCATACGATTCGTTCTTGGCGCGTGTCGGCCCCCCAAATACCGAACAGGCAGTAGGCAACGCTCAACTGATGGCCGCTGCGCCTGATCTGTTGAAAGCACTGGAAATGGTGATGAATGACGCCGCTCTCCTTCGAGTCAGATCTGACCTGTACACAATCGACGGCGGCACACTTGCAACAGTGGCTGCCGCCATCGCCAAAGCAACGTGGGACGAAACATGAACCGCTTGCAAGTCCTCACGATGGTGGTCTACGCAACTGCCATCGTCGTCGGCCTGCTGGATCTGCTGGTCTGGCGCCCCTAACTTAACGAAAGCAAACCATGGCATTCAATCTGAACTCAATCAAACGCTCAACTGGCATCAAAGCCCCTCGCGTGATGATCTATGGACCACACGGCCTGGGCAAAACCACCTTCGGCGCCGGCGCACCAAACCCGATTTTCATCATCACCGAGGATGGCCTGGGCCGCCTCGAGGTCGATCACTTCCCCCTAGCCACGGCTTTTCAGGAAGTGCTTGATGCGATTGGCACACTGTATTCTGATGATCACAATTTCGGTACCGTCGTCATCGACTCGCTCGACTGGCTCGACAACCTCATCTGGTCTGACATTCACGCCACGCACCAGGAGAAAGATCTTGCCTACGGCAAGGGTGCGGTGATCGCCGCTGGCTACTGGCGCCAGATCTTAGAAGGCTTAAACGCGCTGCGTGACGAGCGCGGCATGGCCGTGGTCTTAATCGCCCACACCGAGATCAAGCGCTTCGACTCGCCCGAGACGGAGCCCTATGACCGCTATCGCCCCAAGCTCCAAGAGCGCAGCTCCGCGCTGATTCAGGAGTGGTGCGACGCCGTGCTCTTTTGCAACTACCGCGTCATCACCAAAGAAACTGAGGTCGGCTTCAACAAGGAAGTGCGCCGCGGTGTGACCACCGGCGAGCGCCTGATGTACACGACCGAGAAACCCGCTTATTTGGCCAAGAACCGCTACGGCCTGCCCGATTCCCTCCCGCTGTCCTGGGAGAGTTTTGCAACATCCATCGCCAACTGAAAGGAAATTGAACCATGGCACAACTGAACTTTGATGCAAACAACGTCGAGCCCGCAGACACTTTTGATGTTCTGCCCAAGGGCAAGTATCTCTGCATGGCTGTCGCCTCTGAAATCAAGCCCACCAAGAACGGCACGGGCGAGTACCTGGAGATCACCTTCGAGGTGCTCGATGGCCAGGGTAAGAGTCGCAAGATCTGGGAGCGCTTGAACATTCGCAATGCCAACAAGAAGGCAGAAGAGATCAGCCAGCGCCAGCTGTCTGCTCTGTGCCGCGCAGTCGGCGTGCTGAACCTGCAAGACAGCAACCAGCTGCACAACCTGCCGGTGGTGCTCGACATCGACATCGAGCAGCGCGAAGGCTACGGCCCGCAAAACCGCGTCAAGGGTTACAGCCCCAGCAGCAACAGCGCGCCGGTACCAAGTAGCCCTGCCCTGCGCCAGTCGGCACCGGCCCCGGCCCCGCAGGCAGCACCCGCTGCATCGGCGCCGCCTGTGTGGAAAACCAGAAAGGCCGCGGCCTAGTCAATCACGGGGGAAAGCGGATGCTGTGTGCGCCACGCCGGTAACTAACTGGATGTAATGCGGCACAGACGCAGCGAGTACCCCACCTTCAACTGAGAGCTGAACATGAGACTACCTGAACCTGTTCACACCCACACCACGGCAGACGCGATCGTGCAGTGGTGGGACAAGCAACCCGACGAGCCGCGCCCACATTTGGGCGCAAGCGAAATCGGCCGGCCGTGCGACCGCGCTATCTGGTACAGCTTCCGCTGGGCCACGAAGAAGAAATTCCCAGGCCGCATCAAGCGCCTGTTCGATCGCGGCAACCGTGAAGAAGAAGTCTTCATGCGCGAGCTCAAGGGGATCGGTGCCGAGGTTTATGACCGCGACCCGGTGACCGGCTTGCAGCACCGCTTCGAGGCGATCGATGGCCACTTCGGCGGCAGCTGCGACGGCGTCGCACGCAACCTGCCCGAGGCGCCCAAGAGCTGGTGCATCGTGGAATTTAAAACGCACGGCGCAAAGAGCTTCGCCGACCTGGTCAGCAAAGGCGTCGAGGTATCCAAGCCCGAGCACTACGCACAGATGCAGGTCTACATGGGATTGGCCGAGCTGGATCGCGCCCTGTACCTGGCGGTGAACAAAGACACCGACGAGCTGCACAGCGAATGGATCCACTTCGACAAGGCTGCATTTGCAGCGCTGCTTGAGCGTGCCGAGAAGATCATCCGCGCCGACGAGCCGCCGCCAGGCATCAGCACCGACCCGGCTTGGTGGCAGTGCAAGATGTGCGACCACCAGAATGTATGCCACGGCGAGTTTGCTGCGATAAAAAACTGCCGCACCTGCGTGCATGCAAGCCCAGCACACGACGCACTGTGGCATTGCGCAGCACACAAGCGCAACCTGTCCGTGGCCGAGCAGCGTATCGGCTGCCGGTCCCACTTGGTGCTGCCACCGCTGGTGGCTTACGCCGAAGCGATCGACGCCGGTCCTGACTTCATCAAGTACCAGCACAAAGACGACGGGACCATCTTTGCCAACTGCACCGAGGACGCAGACAAGAGCGAAGAAAACATGGGCACCGACATTGTGGCTTGCTTTGACAGCGCCGAGCTGCAGCACGTGCCGCGCTCACAACTGTCGGACAAATTTACTTTAGAGATCCGAAAAACTTTTGGCGCGCGCATGGTGGGTGGCGAGAAATTGGAGAGCGCATGACATCCGCAGAAAAACTTGTGTTGGTTTTTTACTCCATCGTCGCCGTGTGCTCGATTACCGCATTCGTCGTGGTGCTATCAATGGACCCCGCGCCGCGCAAGGTGCCCTGCTCGATCGCCGAGATCAGCCCAGATGTAACACCGGAGGAGCGCAAGCAATGCCGCATGATCAGGGGGCATAAGCTGTGACTGACAAACCAATCACCACCGACGAGTTGTGGTTCCGTGACCCGGCAATCAATCCACCACCACGCGCCGCCAGCCTGTTGCTGTTAAATCCCGGCGGCGTGCTGATCGTGGGCAACTGGACCGACGACTGCCTGGGCTGGTGCCCAAAACCCAAGATCCCGGCCAGCATCAAGGCCAAGATGACTGCAGCACGCGAGCTGCAAAACACCCAGACAACGGACTGGAAATGAAAGCACGCCCCTATCAATCTGAAGCAATCGCCAGCATCTTTGACTGGTTTGCCGCAGGCCATGATGCACCGCTGGTGGTGCTGCCTACCGGTGCCGGCAAAAGTTTTGTGCTGGCCGAGTTCATCCGCCAGGCGATCACGTCCTACCCTGACACGCGCATCCTGGTCGTCACGCACGTCAAGGAACTGGTCGAGCAGGACGCCGCTGCGATCCGCCGGGTGTGGCCGCACGCAAGCGTCGGCATCTACTCTGCCGGCCTGGGCCTGCGCCAATTCAAACCGATCACGGTCGCCAGCATCCAGTCGATCTACAAGCGCGAATCCTTCTATGGCCGGTTCGATCTGATCATCGTCGACGAAGCGCACCTGATCCCGCACGCGAGCACCGGCATGTACCGCAAGCTGCTGGAGAAATCCGCCCAGGCAAACCCCGACGTGAAGCTAATCGGCCTAACAGCCACGCCCTACCGGCTGGATTCGGGCGTGCTGCACCAGGGCGAAGGCGCCATGTTTGACGGCATCAGCTATGAGGCGAACGTCGCTGACCTAATCACAGCAGGCTACCTGTGCCCGCTGACCGCGCAGCACGGTGCCAATGTGGATCTGTCCGGCGTGCGCATGGTTGGCGGCGAATTTAATCTCGGCCAGCTCGGCGAGCGCATGGCGGCCATGGAACTTTC